CACTTCCTTGTTCCGAAGTATTAATTCTACTTAAAAGTAATCTCAGTTCTCCAATATTCATTAAATAATCCCACTTTCAAAAAATAATATCTGCTACTTAAATTAAACCAAAAGGAAGCCCGAAAAACAAGCGTTTTCCAAGACTTCCTATAGCAGATATAATCGTATGAGGATTATATGGAAATTATACCAAACGTCCGTTTGCATTTCAACAAAAATCCCTCCTACTTGATTCTGAGTAAGAGGGTTTTTAGATGCAGTTACAATTTTTTAATAATCTGGCTTACGATTCAAAACATTCGCTAAGCGGTTATAATAAGGTGAAGAGTCTGTCCAATTTGTTAGAACTGGAACATCTTTCCCCGTATTCGCTTTGTAAATTTGTTGAATCGCTTTTACTTCATCTTCATGACCAAGTGCATATGCATGGGTTCCATTGAACCACCGCATTGGTGTGTTTTTATTTGCTTGATAAAATACCCACATTAGTATTTCCTCTCTTTCATCTGTTATATTTTCATCAATAGGTTTTAAAAATAGATCCGCTTCAAGTTTTCTTCGAGTTATCAATCCTGGTATAGGAACCCCGTTACCATTAACGTATTTCTTCATCTCATTTGCAGCTGCTTGCCAATTTTTTGAATTAATATAAGTTAACAGTGTAGAACCCTGTAAAATATTCACACCCAGATTAAAATGAAAACTTGCTAGGGCATCAAACTGGTTTTGGTTCATCTCTACCGTAACGTATTTATAAATACCGGGTAAATGGTTGTCTATATCCTGTTTCAAAAAATTGTTTGCTTGTTCTGAAGTAATAGTCATTCCAGCATATACACCTTGTGTATGACCATATCCTATTGTCCAAACACCAACAGAATCTTGGTACGCAGTCAACCTTAATCCTTCGAAGCCTTTAATTAACTCAAAACCATTCTGAGATAGTTTCATATTTTCATTAGCCATACTTTCTCCTCCTCCTGACGATTTAGAAATCAGGTGTTCGATTCAAGACATTGGCCAAACGATTATGATAGGGAGTTGCATCAGTCCAATTTGTCAAAAAAGGAACATCTTTACCTGTGTTCGCTTTATAAATTTGCTGAATTGCTTTCATCTCATCGGCGTGACCGATAGCATATGCATGCTCTCCATTGAACCAACGAACTGGTACATTTTTGTTTGCTTGGTAAAATACCCACATTAACATTTCCTCGCTTTCTGTATCAGGCATATTTCCATCATTTGCATTATTCAATCTATAATATTCAGTTGGTGCTGGCCCCATTCGTCCATCTGCTACAGTTGATCGAATGTTATTATCATATGCATTGCAATGAATGATTGTACCGTTATCTAAAAAGACTCCCGTATGCCCATCATTTGCCCAATACTTTGATAGGAAAATGTCACCTCTGCGACATTCCGCTCGTGAAATTTTTTTTGCGATAGGCGGTAAAGTTGTATCGTGTAACGATCCGGTCCACCCCATACTTCCCGCTGGGATAAATCCACCAGCAATCAAAGCGAAATACACTGCGGAACTACAGTCATAACTATTAGGTCCCAAACGTCCATCTTGGCTGTAGTTTACTTTACCTTCTCGGTCTTTAAACCACTGAATCATATTATTTATACTGCCCAAATTTAAAGCCTCCTTTGGAAATATATTTCGTGCGTCCACGAGTTCGAAACATGTTCCCTATCTCCACTTATAGTATAAATCGAAGTATGAATCAAAAGAGGTCAAACCGATAACCATCCTAACCTCTTTGCAATTTCATTAATAAATTCAGCATCCCTTCTCTTTATAGTAGATTCGCTTAGAAAAGTTTCCGCAGATACAACCGCTATACATTTCTTAGAATGGCCGTTGTAATACTTCACGTAAAATATATCTCTAACATCAAGTGTTGAATCTTCTAAGACACTATTAACTACTCTCAAAAAGGATTTGTAAAATAAAATTTGATTCATTGTCCAACTTGGATTTTCTTCACCTAATGGGTACTCCATATAAGGATTTCTATCAGTTGCAATAATATCCGAGAACTCTTTAAACGTTTTTTCGATTTTTTTATATTGCCATAATATACTGCGAATGTGTGCCCTAGTTTCATTAGTCATGCTGACAACTCCTATCAATGGTTTGCAAATATATACAAAATAGTTCTAAGGTAATTTGTTAGTATTCAATGCTTTTTGCAATGCAGATACCACATTTGAAACTGGACTGATAATACCATCTTGCGTAGTACCCAATCGCTTTTGTAACGCTTTGATTGTAGCTTGACCCATTAATCCATCTTGAGAGACTCCTAACAATTTCTGCAAAGCACGTATTACATTAGATCCTCTCAGTGTTTGATCAAATTGTGCGGCATAAATATTTTGATTAAATTTCTGCTTATACTGATGACTGATGACACCGTCTTGTGTGGTCCCAAAATATTGCTGTAACCGTCTTGCAGTGGTTGGACCAAACTTGCCATCTACTGATAAGGTAATATAACTTGGCTTAGTAGCTGGCGTGCTTGGCTTTTCTGCTGAATTGTTGTTATTACTAGAATTCCCATTCGAGCCAAAGACTGCATCTTTAAATCGTTCTAATTCGCTTGGCTTTGCTACCCAAGGAGCCGGACAATTCTTGCCTGTTACGTCAAAGTGCCGCCAAATCTTTTCTCTTGTAATATTAGGATAGATAGCGATCAATTCTTTAACAGCCTTAACAGTGTTTTGGAAAGTTTTTTCAGTAATGTTTCCATTCTTATCCAAACACATTTCAACCCCAATCGTGGAGTAGTTAGCATTTCCTAAAATACTTCTAAGTGGATAGTACGGTTGGCCATTTACATATTTTTGGATATCATTCGCATGATATGCAACTTCATTCAGCGGAATAATGCAGATTGCTTCAATATCATCAACGAACAATTGAGCTGAAGCATATACACCGCTCAAATTATTAAAATACGTTTTATGGTTTCGGGCTGTGCCACCTTTGTTTGCAGTATAATGCATGATGATGCCTTTAATACCGCTGTTCCTGATACCTGGGCGAGAAAACTTGTTCATATTAATATACTCGTACTTAATAAAACTCATTTTAATCTTCCTTTCTAAAATAAAAAGAGCGGCTTATTCAGCCACTCCTTGATTGATAATCCGGGTAAATGTTTGATGCAACCCTGTAGACGCTAGCCCACTAACTGCACCATAAACAATAGATTCAACCGTTAGACCGTTCATTACAAGCCCTAATACTGCGCCTAGTACTCCGACGATCAATGGGATATAATCATTTACCTTATTAGTTAAAACTGGCGTATTCTTGATGATATAGCCAACAACCAAACATGCAATCACAATCACCGGCACAAAGTTTTCTGTTACTACTGATAAATCCATTTAAATTCCACCTTTCAAATTTCGTAATTCGTTCTCTGTATTTATTAGTTTCGTTGTCAATTCTTCGTTTTCATCCTCTAGTCTTTCAACTTCAGATTGATAAAATGCTATTTCTTTTTCGTACTTGGTTTTCATGATTTCAATTTGGTGTTCTAATCGATCGACTTTCGCTTCCAGTCCTTTATTCAGTTCTTCGTACTTCTGATAAAGCTGAGTTGCATTTTTGATATTCGTTTCAGCTAAATTCGTTTTATTCGTAGTCTTAGTAGCTGCATAGGTTATTAATCCAGTTACTAACGAAGGCAATATAACTATCCACATTTGCTCTGTCATATCTAACCCTCTTTCAGAGCGGTTCCAAACGCTAAAAGCGCCATCGCTAAAGAGAATATCCACACAGTATTTGCTGGAGGACTAATTAAGAATGAAATAGCAAAAACCATCCACAAAAATGATAAGGTTGTCAGTGAAAATCGTTTGAGAACTTTTTTGTTCAATACCACACCGAGCAACTTCATTAGTCCGAGAATAACGAATGTTAAACTGATTAATTTCTGATCAAACATCCCATCTATCAAACGATAAACTTTATAGCTCTGAAGAATATTTGGATACAACAGAAGTTGAACTCCATAGATTATAGACACTAGCGACAAAATCAAACTATCCCACTTTAAAGCCAACACTTTCCACATATGCCACCTGCTTTCTAAAAGGAAAAGGAGCAAGCTTACGCTTGCCCCTCAACTTCTTGTAATAAATCATCTTCAACTGTCCAAACCTTGTCTTGGAAATCTTCGACATCCTTGCGGCATTCTACGCGATTTTGTCGATACAAATCTTGATTCTCAATCTGTTGATTGATATTCGTATTGCCAGCTGAATCTGTCGTTACAGTTGCCGAAAAATAAATTACACGCTGACCGTTTATTCTCGAATCTCCAGTAATACTAATTGCTTTCTTTACTTCTAATACCATGATAGTTTCCTCCAATATTTTTTATTTAATAAGGACACTGATTACTCAGTATCCTTTTTTTCAAATTCATCAAGTAATCGATCATAGACTTCTGCATCTTTTCCTGATAGCATGCCATCGTAATCATCCAAGATTCGAGGAATTTCGTCAAAATTTCGGGCATACATACCACCTTCAATAACAACTTCTTCTTCCATGAGGATTGTTTGTTCCTTGTTAAATCCAGCTACATCTTTCGCATCCTGATCCTCGCCATCTTTTAGTTGCCCATTTTCATCCAATAAACTGAATTTTTCCATGAGTGCCTTTTCTTCATCTGACAATTCTTTGAACGCTTCTCTAATCCGCTTAACTAATTTTGTACGATGACGACTGTCCTTATTTGCTTTGAGAGTCATACCTTCTAAGAAATTGATTGCTGGCGCTAACTCGTTGTTCTTCAATGTGATTTTCATTTGAATTCCTCCATAAAATAAGAGCTAAAAGCTATGCAGCCTCTAACTCTTTTACTTTTATTTTTAATTGATCGACTTCATTTTTTAGAGATTGAATTTCTCGCTCGTGATTGCTTAGGATGACATTTTGATACATAGTTAAACGATCATAAGCTAAACCTTCAACTTGACCAGAAGAGCCATACAAAACAACTTCTTTTAATCCTTTTAAATCAAAATCATCAGCCACGAACCCATAATACCTTTGTGCTTTGCCACCACGAGCAATTTCAGCTTTGTCGTACCAAGAAGAAGGCAAAATAGACAAAAATCGTTTTGCTTTAGAAATTACTTCGTCAGCAACTTGAATATCTTCTTTATACTTTCTTGCTGATGTTGACCGGCCTATCGTTCCAGCACTTGTTATAAACATATTTGATGCACTAGAGTATGTTCGATTATAAATGGCCATACTCCAAATTCTTGGCGTACTATCCATTCCTAGTGTTACACCTGCAGGTGCGTTGGAATAATAACTATCCCCTCCATTGTTTAACTCCAATCGATCAGTTTTCAAGGTCATGTTCGCGCCTGAGGTAACGTTTAAATTAATAGTAGTAGTCGTGGCAATTTTGGTATTGTTATATCTTGCTTCAATAGGCGTATATAGTGTTCCTGCTTGATTATGTTTTATACGAACTCCGTATTCTCCTTCTATTGATAAATAGTTATTCCCATCAAGTTGCATGACGTAGGTGTCTTTATTACCTGTGACGATTCTTCTTGCTTCAACGGTATTCGTACTAACAAATCTAAGTTTTGCGTTCACTGTGTTGTTGAAGTTTACTACAGCGTCGACATTTCCCACACCATACATCTTCCACTCCATATTCGTTCGTGAAGACGTATCTGGAATTTGAAAGATTGGCATAGAAGTTGTATCAGTTGCTGATCCGGTATTTATTGAAAATACCTCTCCTGGCATCTGTACAATGGCTAATCCCACAGGTTCTTTCGAAACATAAATAGGCTGAATTCTGGCTAATTCGTTTGTGCTTCTTCTAAAGTAGATGCTTCCTTTTAGAAGTTCCATACTATATTCGCCGGAATCTGACTGAGTTATTTTCCCACCAGTCAAATCAATTGCATTTAAAGTGCCCGACACAATACTATTCGCATTCAAGTTGATGATGTTCACATTCGCTGCATTTAGCGTTCCGGTGGTAATCTTGGTTGCTGATAGACTACCGATTTTAGCATCAGTGATCGCTGCATCTGCAATCTGTGCAGTGCTAACAGCGAGATTTGCTATCTGCGCTCTTCCGATAACCCCATTTTCAATATAAGTTTGACCAGTAATTTGGACTTTGTTACCTGCAATCAAAATGCCTTCTGTGGAGATATTGATTTGACTGACCACATTAGATGTATCAGCTATTTTCACCCACGCAGTCCACGCCGAAGCTCCGTTTGAAAGACGTTTATATAATCCGTCTGTGCCTTTGGCTGTTTGCGTAATAACTCCGCCACTGGCATCTGACCATTGGACATCTGTTTCAAGACTACTATAAGTACCTGCGGTAGACGGTAAACCAATCACAGAACTTGTTTTAAATTCTCGAACAACCTGTTTCTTGTACGTGGCCCAATACCACGATGGCAGCTGATTCGTACTTCTTGTATCTAAAATCGTCTTATCTGCAAGGATTCCGGCTGTAACAGCTGAGTTCATTTGTGACTGTGTAACACGTAAATTGATGTCTGTTGCCATCTGAGTTATCTGGGAAGATGTAACGTCGGTATTTGCTTCATAAATGTACAACTCTCTAAATCTTACAGCTTTACCAGCTTCAACCCATATACTAAACGCGGTGTATGTTGTGGATTTTATTGTGCCTTGAATCCATTTAGCAACTGCTGCATCTGGAGAAACTTTCATATTTTCTCCGCCACTTGTACCGATTTCTACTGTTCCTCCAGCTGTTCCTGTGTTCATATAAGCTTTCACATTGTAGGTTTTACCCACAGTCAACGCTATCGGAGCTACTCCCCAATAAACCCTTTGTCTAGTGGTTCCAGCATTCTGAATGACAATACCGTTTGAATCATAAGAAACTGTTATTCCTGTACCCTCTAGGGTCGGTTTTGGGTTCTGTAATATAAACTTTGTATCTGGGAAAAAGTTTACAAGATCTGAAATATTTTCCTGCACCTCAGTAACAGTTTGCCTGATTCCGCTGGCTGTAGCTTCAACTTGTGTAGCTTTAGTCAAAGCAGAATTAGCGGTTGTCTCAACGCTTGAAATAGTTGTTTTCAGGCCATTCGTAGTTGTTTCGACTTGCGTTGCTTTAGTAAGGGCTGAATCGGCGGTGTTCTTGACACTAGCTACTGTTTGAATAGTGCCGTTTACCGTCGACTCGATTTGATTGAGTTTTGAAGACTCCGCCTTATCCTCAGGTGCTGGCGACCAATCGGTAGGTATATTACCAACTTCAAACTTTAAGTTTCTAACAGTTGGAGTTCTTCCTGTATTATATGTTCCATAAAATGCTAACAAAGCTCTTGTTTCAGTAGATGATTGAAGTTTTGGTTTAAATGTATATGAATATCGAACAAATTCGGTTGTTGCTTGAATCGTCTTAGTACCGATATTGTATCTTGTTCCACTACCATTCTGACTATATACATTAACAGGTCCTGCAATCTTAGACTTCAACTCAAATGAAATTGTATAATATTGATCTACACCAAATTTATCAATAATTGGAGCCATATCCCAAGTCTGTCTATTTAGGAACTCACTACTAGTAGCTGCTGAATTTGTTGCTTCTTCATCTGAATTAAGAAAGTAATTCCTGCCGCCCACATTAAAATCATTTTGCCATTCTTCCACACTAGTCAATGTCTGCTTAACACCGTCAACGGTTGATTCCAAAACGTTCGCTTTACTCAAGGCGTTGTTCGCTGTCGTCGTCACAGTTGCTATTGTTTGTTTTTGGCCATCGACTGTTACTACCAATTCATTCAGTTTCTTCGTTGTACTTGTGGCAGTCGATTCAACATCTGTGATTCTTCCAGTTAATCCAGTGACTGAGGTTTCAAGCGTTGCTGTTCTACTTTCGACAGCATTCGCCTTATTATAGGCTTCGTTAGCTTTACTACTAATAGAATTAACTGTCCCATTGATCGTAGTAACATCAGAAACAAGCCCATTGACATCAATCTGGATTTTATCGGCTTTAGCCTGTGCAGACTGTGCATCAGCTTTTGCTTGATCAGCGGCTTCTTGAGCATTTTCTCCAGCTTGTTTTGCCTGTTCGATTTCTTTCACCAAATCAGGATCTGTTGCAGTGGATACTTTAAACACCCAATCCAATTCTCCAGAACTATTTTTCTCATATACCCAAATTTCAGTATCTACACCACTTGGCTTAAACCAAATATCGCCTTCTTTTGGATCTATAGGCTCTGTTTGATCGTAGTAATTGCTGTTCCATTTATTGGCACTTAGAAGAGATTCAACATAATCCACTCGTTGATTTAAAGGACCACGGTATCTATAAGTTGCCTGTGAACTTGAATTGGTATTTGCTTTTGATTCTGAAGACATTCCACCATTAAAGGTGATATTGTACGACAGATTAGGGACAGAATATCTGGTACCGTCTTTATCAACAATATAGATCCAGTCTCCTGCTTCCAAAATGGGACTTCCACGCCACTTCAATTCGTAAGGAAAATAATTAAGTGTCTTGACTAGTTCCCACATTTGGTTCAAATGTGTTTGAGTCATCACTTTATTCTCAAGCTCAACTTGTGATCCATTGGTAGAACCAACGCGAATGACATCCGTTTCTTCTTCACCAGTTTTTACCGTGATGCCACCAATTCGATAACTGTTCTCATTTTTGGTAAATCCCTTTAACATATATGAGTCTGGAGTGATTTCAAAGTTTGTGGGTGCTAGTCTTTTTATTGTTAATTCACCCTTGCGGTTAAAACTTGCAAAACCACCTTCAAACTGAGCAATCAAACCGATTGCTTGGCGAAATGTATATCCTACAGGTTTCTGAACCCACTCAGTTCCAAGCGAGGCAAAGGATGCTTGATCGATTTCAACACCTGCTAAATTGGCTATTTCTAACGCAACTTCCCGATATGGCTTAGGATAGGTTAATTTTGATTCATATATTCCTTCCATGTAAATCATTTTGTCATTTGCAGTAATCGTAGTCTTATTACTGTTTCTATCACGCTCAAAGTCCGTTATAAAAAAATTACCTAATTTAGTGAACTGATATTCACCATTAATTAAAATCCCCAACTCTGGTTCAATTTCTAAATCTTCTTTCACTGCTTCTATAATTGTCGGAAAAACTATCTGAACTGAATTCAGGGGGGTTGAGCCAATTTGGAAAACTTCACCCGAAATACTGCCAGAATCAAAAGAGAGTGAGGTAATATCCTCACTCCCATACGTAACGTCATTCATTTTTACTCTAATAGATAGCTGTCTTGAGGGACTTAACCAAGCTGCTATTACGTCATCTGTTGTGACTAACAAAATTACCTCACCTACCTTTCAATAAAACTCATCGTTAGCCCTTCCCATTTGGGCAATTTGTCATGCCAGGAATATGCTGGAGCTGATCGATCGCCGACATAGAATGTTTTCGTAATAATGCCGCCTTCCATCGGATCGGGATAAGTGACTTCAAAAAAAGGAGACATCACCGCTTTTAAAATTGGTGAAATCTCCGCATCCGTTAAGGCACCCCATTCAAGGTCCATTTTTCGTTTTGTAGTGATATAATCACGAGTCATATCGCCTTTCGCATTACGACCAGAATCACCATCAACTGCTTGTATGCCTGCAGTAAACTTTTTAGGAGTCTTGATCGTAACTCCATTAATTTTTAAATATCCAGCCATCAGATCAATCCTCCTAAATGTTTAATTCTGTATAACCAAGCTGCTGATGGTATTTGTTGATTTCTTTTACTGCAATACGACCGAATTCTTTACCGCCAATATTAATGACAATATCTCCATTTGGTGCTTGTGTTGGTGTTGCACCCATTGCGGAAATGGCATTCATCAATGTTGTTACCATAGATGAAGTGAAGTCTTTCATGCCGCCACCTTCATAATTCATTTGGTTATTGTTACTAAACGTACTATTTGACGGTGTGAATGTTGGTGTTTGGAACATTTCTGGCAACATTATGCTTGAGTTGAACATATCAAGCCCAAGATACTCAACAGCTTGTTGAATCAATTCAGCAGCACGTTGCGGTTTTTCAAGTGGAATGACCATCTCTTTCTTATTGCCTTCTCCCATACGATATAAACCGTCTTGAGTAACTAGTCCGCCATTCTCATAGCCCACACCTCTGTACGCTGACGCAAGCGACCCGTAACGACTGAGTGCATATCTCATAGAAGCCAAAATATTCGACATAGGATCCCAAATATTCTTGTTGTACGGGCTTCTTGCATAAGCTCTAAATGTTGGATCAATGACCTGCATCAATCCTTTAGAAGGGGTTCCGTTCTTAGCGTTGATATCCCAATTATTGATGGCGTTAGGGTTACCATTTGATTCAGTCTTCATTTGGTAAAGCGTGCGATTTGCATTGGCTAGTGAGTAAATGCCTAGTTTGTTCAATGCGCTATTGACAGTCGATCGCCATCTTTCTACTGATGAACCATACTGACCAGCAACTGCTGCACCTCCAGATGCACCAAACGAAGCATTCTTGTCTATATCGCTTGCTCCGAGTGAGCCGTTGATATGCAAATGATCGTAGTGGTCATTCTGCGGCCATCTTACCCAACTTCCGCTCGATCCAGTACCAGACATTCCTTTTCGGTCTCGAACTTTACCTTGAGTGATTACGTAAGCTACTTTTGAAGCAAAGTTATCAAACACCCAGTTTGCTGGAGCAAAGTATTTCGAAGATCCGTTCATACTTGCTGGATACGCAACGTCAATTGCTTGATGCTTTCCGTGGGAATGTGGATCACCTGGTCTAAACCCAGAAGTGATTCTCATACCAGGATATCGATCGACGGTTTTTCTTGCGATATCATATAGGTATTTGTATACACCCCAACTCCCCATTGATCCATCAAACGAACTATTTTGTGCTTCATATCCTGCATCGAACTTCGATTTAAACCATTCATAAGAACCTTCTGCGATCGTACCAACGGAACCTTTCGCCATTGATAGAGCCGGTTCAACTGCACCTTTCAAGTTAACGAATTTAGAAATTGCTGAATTCAAAAGTTTCTTAGGATTTGATGCATACGACCAAATATCCGATGCAATTTCTTTTGCGCCATCCCATTTCTCTTTTAACCATTCGCCTATACCATTTGCATAGGCTGGTACACCATACATTGCAGCAGTCTTTGGACCACTTAAGACGGATGTTCCTTTTGGAAGGTTAACCATCAGATTTCTTTGCGCCGGAAAGATACCAGTACGTCCATCAGGTGTCCGGTAAGCTTCTTGATAATTAGATCCTAACCCATCATTTACTAAAGCAGGTCCGCCCGGATGATAGCCGGTACCTTTAGCATAAGTAGGAATGGTCCATTTCTTCAGAGCGCTGTCTCCTGCTCCGACTTTACTTAGTACCCAGTTGATACCGCTGATGACTCCATTGACACCTTTTCCGATAACTCCGACCATACCATTGAAAATTTTACCTGCTCCTTCTTTAACTTTCTTAGCGCCATTGCCAAGACCTTTCCCTATTTTTTCTCCTAGTTCATTAGCCCAACCGGTAATCTTTCCGAAAGCTTCAGAAGCGTTTGTTTTCATAGTATCAAATGAGCTTCCCATGCTCGTTTTTAAATTACTAAATGCAGTACTTGCTTTTTCTTTAGCTGAATTAGCCGAAGTTGAAACCTTATCACGAATTTCATTCCATTTATCAACTGTATTATTTTTGACATTATTCCATCGATCAGAAACGTTATTCCGAAGTTCTTGTAATCGCTTTGACGCATTATCTTTTGCTGTTCTTGCTTTGTTTGATACATCTGTGGAAAAAGTATCCCAAGTTTCCTTTGTATTCTTTTTGATGTCACTCCATCGACCGCTAACATTATTCCAGATACCAGAAGCTTTCTCAGTAACTGTTTTCTTAGCATTATTCCAAGTGTCACTGGTCCATTTTTGGACATTACCCCAAGTATCTGAAACAGTCTTCATTATTTTGCCAAAGCGATCATCGATAACATCTTTAAGTTCACCAATCGCTTTTTTAGGATTCTTGACTGCGTTAGCAACTTTTTCTAACACACCAGCAAGAAATTCTAACCCTTTTGTCAAAAGTTCAATTTGCCCAATAATCAGGAATTTAGCCACTTGAGTAAGAGGAACAATAACGACGTCCCAGAACCATTTAAAGATTGGTTTGAAAATCTCAATCACTTGGTTCAAGACCTTCAATGCTGCTGAGAACATATCAAAATACTTAGGCACATAGTCTTCAATGAAAAAGCTTGCCAAAGGTAGTAGAACGTTTTTATACAACCACTCAAGTCCATCGCCAACATTTTTCAGGATAGGACGAATC